CTACAGAAAAAGGCGGAGGAACGAAAACGGCAATTGATGGATATTGCCAGAGAAAAAATTGCGCCGTTACAGGATGCGGTTGAGTTGAATATCGCCACCGACGCAGAAAAATCGGCATTAACTGCCTGGCGTAAATACCGGGTGCTGCTTAACCGGGTGGATTGTACTACCGCACCCGATGTCAAATGGCCGGAGCAGCCGAACTGATGATAGGGGCTACATGCCCCTTAACAAACTTGAACTCTAGGAAGAGCTTATTTTTTGCGCTTAAGCCTTAATTTGTATTAGTCGCGACTTGGTCTGACAGTTCAACTTGCAAAGTTGAGAGTTACCGGTTTTGATATAGATGTCCAAATCTTAAACAAAACACGAGGTAACTCTCATGCTTTATACTAACAATCCTATTATCAAACACAAAGTCGGTTTGCTTAATTTAGCCGAAGAACTCGGCAACGTTTCTAAAGCGTGTAAAGTGATGGGCGTATCACGCGATACGTTTTATCGTTATCAAGAACTCGCCCAAGAAGGCGGCATTGATAATCTTATCAACCAAAGCCGCCGCGTACCCAATCTAAAAAATAGAGCCGATGAGGCTACTGAGCGTGCCGTTGTTGAACATGCGGTAGAGTTCCCTGCTCATGGGCAACACCGAACCAGTAATGAATTACGGCAAAAAGGCGTCTTCATCTCAGGCAGTGGCGTGCGCTCTATCTGGCTCAGGAACAATCTTGAGAACTTTGCAAAACGGCTCAAAGCTCTCGAAGCCAAAGTCGCTGAAGAAGGCATTATTCTCAACGATGCCCAAATCGCCGCGCTTGAGAAGAAAGCCCATGATGACGAAGCCTGTGGTGAAATCGAAACGGCGCATCCAGGCTATTTAGGGTCTCAAGATACTTTCTACGTCGGTAATCTAAAAGGGGTTGGGCGTATTTACCAACAAACGTTCGTCGATACCTATTCGAAAGTCGCGCATTGCAAGCTGTACACCAGTAAAACGCCAATTACAGCAGCGGACTTGTTGAATGACCGCGTATTACCATTCTATCAGTCTCAACAACTTCCGATGCTGAGGATCCTGACCGACAGAGGAACCGAGTTCTGTGGACGAGTGGAACATCATGATTATCAACTTTATTTAGCAATTAATGATATCGACCACACGAAAACGAAGGCGATGTCACCACAAACTAATGGTATCTGCGAACGGTTCCACAAAACGATTTTACAAGAGTTTTACCAAATCACGTTCCGTAAAAAGCTGTATGGAGATCTGGAAAGTCTGCAAACGGATCTGGACAACTGGTTATGGCACTACAATAATGAAAGAACGCATCAAGGTAAAATGTGTTGTGGTCGAACACCAATGGAAACATTACTTGATGGAAAACGACTCTGGGCAGAAAAAAATCTGAACCAGATTTAACCTGACAGACACCTGTATAAATAACCGGTAATTGTCAGGTCAAGTCTGAGCTACTACACCTGCTTCGACCTAAATTTCATCATACTCTTTATTAATCGCGACTAATAATCCGAGACCAATGCTTATGGCTATTATTATCAATCCAATATCCAAACCTGTTAGAGCAGCTATAGGGGCAATACCAACAAGGGTTGATAATCCTCCTGTTGCAGGTATCAAAGCTATTGCTCCCATTAATGCGGCAATAGCCCCAGTGCTCAGATAGGTAATCTTTTTAGTTCTCTGCAAGTTATCCGCTAACTCTCCCTGCACAATAATAGTTTCAATCCTATCGTCTTTCGCTTTTTTTAATTCTTCTTTCGTAGTAACAATAACCTCGTTCATTGTGCACCCCTTCGCAGGACTAATAATTTGGATTATAAGTTCATACCTTAAAAAATAAACATACGCTTTTGGTTTGATTATTGGTCAACAATGAGAGTTCAGCAAATCTGTCTGAGTAAAGTTGCAGTTTTGTGCCAGCCCCCACACAACCCCAATCAACTGCATTTTATTGTCACAACCACCACCATAACGAAATTACCCTTACCGGAGCTTTTCGCTATGGCCCAAGATTATCATCACGGCGTGCGCGTGCAGGAAATCAACGCCGGCACCCGCACCATTACCACCGTCAGCACCGCCATTGTCGGCTTGGTCTGCACGGCGGATGATGCCGACCCCAACCTCTTTCCCTTAAACACCTCGGTCTTATTGACCGATGTCCTGACCGCCAGTGGCAAGGCCGGCAAAACCGGCACCCTGTCCCCGGCCCTGCGTGCCATTGCTGATCAGGCTAAACCTGTCACCGTGGTGGTGCGGGTCGCCCAGGGCGAAACCGAAGCGGAAACCACCTCTCATCTCATTGGCGGCGTGACCGACGAAGGCAAGAAAACCGGGATGCAGGCCCTGCTGGCCGCCCAGGGTCAGCTCGGTGTCAAACCGCGTATTCTGGGGGTGCCCGGTCACGACACCCAACCCGTCGCGGCCGCCCTGGCAGGGATAGCCCAGAAGCTGCGGGCGATGGCCTATGTCAGCGCCTACGGCTGCCAGACAATTTCTGAGGCCATCCAGTACCGCAGTAACTTTAACCAGCGTGAAATCATGCTGATATGGCCGGATTTCTTAAGCTGGGATACCGTTGCCAACCGTAAAAGCGTGGCGTATGCGACCGCCCGGGCGCTGGGGCTGCGTGCCAAAATTGACGAGGAAACCGGCTGGCATAAAACCCTGTCCAACGTGGGCGTCAATGGCGTGACCGGCATTTCAGCCGATGTCTTCTGGGACTTACAGGATGTCGCCACCGATGCGAACCTGCTCAACCAGAACGACGTCACCACCCTGATCCGCAAGGACGGCTTCCGCTTCTGGGGCTCCCGTACCTGCTCCGATGATCCGCTGTTCCAGTTTGAAAGCTACACCCGCACGGCGCAGGTGCTGGCTGACACGATGGCCGATGCGCATATGTGGGCGATTGACAAGCCGCTGACCCCCTCACTGGTGCGCGACATTATCGAAGGTATCAACGCCAAACTGCGCGAACTGAAATCCAACGGCTACCTGATTGACGGCCAGTGCTGGTATGACGAGAGCGTCAACGACAAGGACACCCTGAAAGCGGGCAAGCTGACCCTTGATTATGACTACACGCCGATCCCGCCACTGGAAAACCTGATGCTGCGCCAGCGCATTACCGATCAGTACCTGATGAACTTCGCCAACAGCATCAACAGCTAAGGGGCTACATATGGCACTCCCTCGCAAACTGAAATACCTGAACCTGTTCAACGACGGCAACAACTACATCGGTGTCGTGGAAGAAATAACCCTGCCCAAACTGAGCCGCAAGCTCGAAGCCTATCGCGGCGGCGGCATGAACGGCGCCGCCAATGTCGATTTGGGGCTGGATGATGGCGCACTGGATGCCGAATTCACCCTCGGCGGGGTGGAAGCCCAGCTTTACAAGCAATGGGGCATTGAGAAAGTTGATGGCGTTGCGCTGCGCTTCAATGGCTCCTTTCAGCGTGACGACACCGGTGATGTGATTGCCGTTGAAGTGGCGCTGCGCGGGCGCTTCTCGGAATTTGACCACGGCAGCTACAAGCAGGGTGACAACACCCAGACCAAGGTCAGCGCCAAGAACACCTACTACAAACTGACCTGGGACGGGGAAGTGATGATCGAAATCGACACCGTTAACATGGTGGAAATCGTCGGCGGCGTTGACCGTCTTGAAGCCCATCGCCGGGCTATCGGCCTGTAACCTCACTGATTTTAACCCAAGGATATTATCATGACTGAACAAACCCCACTCGCCCCGCCAGAGCAAGCCACCGTCACACTGGAAGAACCGATTGCCCGCGGTGCCGCCACTATCACTGACATTATCGTGCGTAAACCCAACAGCGGCGCCCTGCGCGGTGTCCGCCTGCAAGCCCTGATGGAAATGGACGTCGATTCCGTGATGATGGTGTTGCCCCGCATCACCGCGCCGGCCCTGACCAAAAATGACTTATTGCTGATGGCGCCGGGCGACCTGATTAACCTCAGTATCGAGGTGGTCAATTTTTTGTTGCCGAAGTCGGTGAAATCCGATTTCCAGACGCCCTAACCGTTGACGACCTGGTGGCGGACATCGCCACTATCTTTCACTGGTCGCCCGCCGTGACCGCCGACATGAGCCTGCCCGATTTGCTGGAATGGCGTTACCGGGCCATGAAACGCAGTGGGGCCGAGAATGAGTGACCGAAATTTACGCCTGCAAGTCATCCTGAGCGCGGTCGATAAACTGACCCGCCCGTTCAAGGGGGCGCAGGCCGCCAATAAACGGCTGGCGGAGACCCTTCGCCAGTCACGCCAGCAACTGCGCGATCTGAACCAGCAGGCCGGCCGCATTGAGGGCTTTCGCAAGGCCAGGCGGCAACTGACCGACACCCAGCAGGCCTATCGCAGCGCCACCGAACGGGTGGCGGCACTGAGCCGCGCCCTTAATGCCAGTTCAGCCCCGACCCAAGTCCAGATCAGGCAGCTTCAACAAGCCAAAAATGCCGCCAAACAGCTCAAGGATAAAACCCAATCCTTAAACCAGTCCCTGCAACACCAGCGTGATGCCCTGCGCGCCAGCGGTATCTCAACCAATCAGTTAGGGCAAGCCCAGCGGCGGATCAATGCCGATATCAGCCGCACGACCGGCACACTCCAGCAACAACAGCAGCAACTGGAACGCCTGAACCAACAGGAAAAACGGCTGGCGACTGCCCGATCCCGTTACCAAAAAATGAAGGACGTGCGCAACCAGATGGCAGCAACCGGGGCAGCAGCTACAGCGGCAGGCGTCGGGACGCTCTACAGTGCCAAGCGGGTGATGATGCCGGGCTATGATTTTGAAGTCGGTATGTCCAAAGTACAGGCCCTTACCCGACTGGATAAAAATTCTCCCGAACTCAAGCAACTGCGCGAACAGTCGCGCCACTTGGGCGCTACAACGGCCTTCACTGCCAATCAAGTGGCGCAGGGACAAAGTTTTTATGCGATGGCCGGCTTTAAACCCGACCAGATACGCGCCGCTATGCCTGGTACGCTGTCGATGTCTTTAGCCGGTGATACCGATCTGGCCACCACGGCCGATATTGGTTCGAATATCCTGACTGGCTTTAAACTGAAATCCGAAGAAATGGGGCGTGTCAGTGATGTCTTGGTGGGAGCGTTCACCCGCTCTAACACCAACCTGATGATGCTGGGCGACACCATGAAGTACGTCGCGCCGGTGGCGGCGGGCTTAGGTGTCGATATTGAAACCGCTGCGGCGGCTACCGGTAAACTGGGTGATGCCGGTATTCAAGGGAGTATGGCGGGCACATCCCTAAGATCCATTCTGGGACGGTTGGCCGAACCGCCTGCGGCTGCCGCCAAGGCACTGGCTAAACTGAGCGTTCAGACCAAGGATGCCAAAGGCAACCTGCGCGGGCTGCCCGATATCCTGACTGAACTGAACGCCAAAACCGCCAAAATGGGGAACGCCCAGCGGGCGGGTATCTTCAAGGCCATTGCGGGTGAAGAAGCCTTTTCCGCTCTGTCAGTATTGTCTGATCAAGCGGGTTCCGGCGAATTGCAAAAACTCATTAAGGAACTCAAGAACGCGCAAGGCGAAGCCAAGAAAGTCGCTGATACCATGACAGATAATCTCGATGGGGATTTAAAAGGCTTGTCATCGGCATGGGAAGATCTCGGCATTCAAATCTTTGGCAGTGTGGACAGTCCCTTGCGCGGGATCACCCAGCGTATCACCAAAATTATCAGCAAAACGGGTGAATGGATGAAAGCCAATCCCGAACTGACCAAAACCTTAACGATGGTTGGTATTGGATTGGGCGTTATCTTAACCGTCTTTGGGGCGATTACACTAGCACTGGCTGCCATGCTGGGGCCATTGGCTATCGTTAAATTCAGCCTGTCCATACTCGGTATCAAGGGTGCCGGCTCAATGGAGCGATTGGGTAAAGCCGCTGCCTTTCTTGGTAAAGGGTTTAAGTGGTTGGCTAAAAAAGGGGGCGGTGCATTTAAGCTACTGGGCAGTGCGTTTAAAATACTGGCCGGTGTGATACGTGGGGCGACCGCCCTCATGATGGCAAACCCGATTCTGGCGATTCTCGGCATGATTGCACTGGCTGCCTGGCTGATTTACGACAACTGGGAAACACTGGGGCCGTGGTTTAAAAAACTTTGGGACGATATTTCCACCTACGTTTCCACCGCATGGGAAAGTATCAAGCAAAAAATCCTGACCCGCTGGGAAGAAATCAAACTCAGCATCTCAGCCAAATGGGTTGCCATCAGGCAGTACATTTCGACGAAATGGAATGAGATTGTTGAAGACACCAAGAAGCTGCCGGAGCGGTTTAAACAATTCGGCACGGAAATCATCGAAAAACTGATTGCCGGCATTAAGGCAAAATGGAAAGAATTAAAGAAAAACGTGTCTGAGTTGGGCACACAAATCAAAGACGCCGTCACCCCCGATTTTATGAAGGTGCAAAGCCAAAACCCCGACGTTAAAAAAGCATTGGATTCTTACCGTGAGAACACGCGCCCCCATGCCAACCCGTTCGCCGCCTTTGCCGGCCCTCATGATACCGGCGGTTATATTCCGGCGGGGAAATTTGGCCTTGTCGGTGAGTATGGCCCTGAACTGATTAACGGCCCTACCCGTGTCACCAGCCGCCGCCAAACGGCGGCACTGGCAGCGATGGCGGCACTCTCAATGGGGGCGGCGGCTTCGGTCAATGCCAATGCGCCGCTGCATCCGCACAGCCTGCCGGCCGCCGAATACCAACATTCCTCCGTATCAGTCACCAACCAAATCCAGGGCAAGCATCATTCTGCCTATGAAATTCATATCCATGCCACACCGGCGCAGTCGGCACAGGATATCGCGCGGGCTGTCGCACTCGAACTGGATCGCCGGGAACAACAACAGCGCGCCCGCGCCCGCAGTACATTTTCCGACAGGGAGGATTATTAATCATGATGGCCGCACTCGGTTTATTCGTCTTTATGCTGAAAACTACGCCCTACCAGAGTTTGCAACACCAGCAGTCATGGCGCTTTGGATTCAACAATCGGGTTGGCGCTCGCCCGGCGTTCCAGTTTATGGGGCCGAACAATGACACCCTCACCCTGTCCGGTACCCTGTACCCGGAAATTTCCGGCGGCCGCCTGTCACTGCTGGCACTGGAGCTGATGGCCGACAGCGGCAAGGCCTGGTCATTTCTGGATGGCAGCGGCGCAATTTACGGTATGTTTATCATTGAGAGTATCGACCAGACCAAGAGTGAATTTTTTGCCGACGGCGCCGCCCGCAAGATTGACTTTACCGTCACCCTGCGCCGCGTGGATGAAAATCTGGGTGAGATGTTCGGCGATCTGCACAGCCAACTGTCTGACCTGACAACGAACGTGGCCAACAAACTCAAGGGATTATTCTGATGCCGAAGATGCCCAAAATAGACTGGTTTACGGGCAGCACCCACACCCCCGTCTATGTGCTCAGTGCCGATGATAAAAATATCAATGCCCTTATCCAGAACCGGCTGGTTTCGCTGAGCCTGGCCGACAACCGCGGCTTTGAGGCTGACCAGCTCGATATTGAGCTGGACGACAGCGACGGGCAATTATCTCTGCCCCGCCGGGGGGTAGCGCTGTCTTTGCATCTGGGCTGGCAGGGTGAACCGCTGATCCACAAGGGGAAGTTCATTGTGGATGAAATCGAATACAGCGGTGCCCCGGATAAAATCACCGTCCGCGCCCGCAGCGCTGACTTCCGGGCAACGCTCAATATCAGCCGCGAAGAGTCCTATCACCAGAAAACGGTCAGTGACATCGTGCGCACCCTGGCTCAGCGTAACAACCTGCAACCGGAGATAGACAAAACGCTGGCTGAGATTAACCTCAGCCATATTGACCAGACCAACGAATCCGACGGCAGTTTTCTGACCCGGCTGGCAAAACAGGAAGGCGCCATTGCCACGGTCAAGAACGGCTGTCTGCTATTTATCCGGCAAGGGCAAAACAAAGCGGCCAGCGGTCAACCCCTGCCTGCGGTCATCCTGACCCGCCAGTCGGGTGACGGCTATCGCTTTTCACTGGCTGATCGTGGGGCTTATACCGGGGTTTCGGCCAGTTGGCTGAACACCCGTGAACCGAAGAAAAAAGAAAACATCACCGTCAAGCGCAGGCGGCGCAAACCCAGCAAGGCCAATCCGCAGAAAAAAGACGAAAAAAAAGGGGATTATCTGATTGGCAGTGAGGGGAATGTCCTGGTACTGAAACATACCTACGCCAACAAAACCAACGCCGAGCGGGCGGCTAAGGCCGAATGGGAGAAAATCCAGCGCGGGGTCGCTTCGTTTTCTATTCAACTGGCAAAGGGACGGCCGGAACTGTTTCCTGAAATGAAAGTGCAGGTCAACGGCTTCAAGCCCCAGATTGACGCGGCAGACTGGACGCTGGTCACCGTCACCCATACCTTGAATGACAGCGGCCTGATCTCATCCTTAGAGCTGGAAGTGAAAATTTCTGATGCTGACATGAGCGCCTGATTTGCTATAATCGCGCCATTGCCTAACAGAGCTGGCAGTCCTTTTCAATAAGGCACTCATATTATGATGAAATGCCCCCTGTGCTATCATGTTGCGCATACCCGCAGCAGTTTTGAACATACCCCCCAAACCAAAGAACGTTACAACCAGTGCCAGAATATCAATTGTGGCGCGACGTTCGTCAGCCATGAAACCTTTGTCCGGTACGTGACTAAACCGACCCTGATTGAAGCCGCTCCGCCCCATCCTGCCAGTGGTCAGCAAACGGTTATGACCTTTTGATTGCTAATGTAAATTAAAGCCCCAATTAACCTTGTAACCTTGGGGCAATAACATCTATTCATTGATTAATTCTATAATCTCCCCAGTTTTTATATCTACCTTTGCGGTAAGAGAGTCTTTTACTATTGCCCCGTAGGCATTTGTTCCTTTAAAGGTAGTTTGCACTATAGCGTAAGGTGGTTGTTTATTAAGGGCTAATCGGTAGGTAGTTTCAACATGCTTATAGCTTGAATCATCATTCATGGTGTTTTTAATTATTTTTTCTAATGGTCTGTAAGAACTATCCCAGCCGCTAAAGTTTGAAACAAAGGTATCAAGGTTGATTCGGTCATTAAGTGCATTTGGATCTTTTTTGAAATCGACATAGCACCACCCAAGTACCTCACTTAGTTTTAAATCGGTAGATTTTGTATAAGACATCTGGCTTAAGCAGTTGTAGAAAACATCGGTGTAAGATTTATCTACTTTCTTATAAGAGATGAAATTTGCAACAATCTCTTTTCGGTCTTTCTGTGGTTTATTTCTGTAGTCTTTTAGGTGCTCATCAGCATACTTGAAAGCTTGAGGAGAGGCCTGGCTCTCAATTTTGTCGCTTATTTTTTCTGGTGCTTCATTTGTGGTAGATGGTTTTTTCTTATCATCCCCACTGACAAAATAATATATAGACACACAAATTATGACTAGGACGGCAAAGCCTAGTAAGGACTCTAGATTTGTTATGCCCGGATTTTTCACCCCGCAATGAGGGCACTTTTTTTCTTTCTTGGAAACTTCTTTCTTACATTCTCTGCATTTCACTAACTTCATAGAATAACTCCCTTCTACTTTTGTTTTGTTATCATTACTAATGGAATTAACTTATTCAATAAATATGGACAAATATTACAGATGATATCCATTGGTCAAGGATGGCACCGTATAGATGTGAAACCTGTCTGATCGTTTGATAATGATAAATAAGAAGCCCCTCGAAATTCGAAGGGCTTTTTAGATGTCGATGTGGTCATGGTGTGGACACTTTTATTTATAAATCCTTTTATTACAATGTGTTGCATTGTAAAAACGAACACCATCCCTGTCTTTCAGCCCCCTTGTGGGGCTTTTTTTTCAAGCACTTACAGTGCATATCCCTGTAAAAACAACAACATAAAAAAATACGAAAGGGTTAGAAGGTATTTGAGAGTTTTGGAGTGTGGACGATCGCCACACTCTTCTTTCTTACGCTACTTTAATTCAACCATTAAGAGGATTTAATGTAATTACATATTGTAGATAGTCTGGGGCAAGGTGAGCATAGGCCATTGTTTGGGTTATGCTGGCGTGACCAAGTATTTGCTGTAATGCAATTATATTTCCTCCGTTCATCATGAAATGACTAGCGAAAGTATGCCTTAGGACATGGGTTGCCTGCCCTTTAGGTAAGTCGGGTTTTACTGTATGCAGGATGAACTAAAATTATGATAGCGTGACATGTCACGTAATTATCACTAAACCCGCTTTCAAGGCGGGTTATTGCTATGTGCTGATGCTAGAATTTATTAGCCCTTAAGCTAAGTTAGCGCAAGAGCTAACTTAGCTTAAGGGCTATTATTTGAGCATCAAGAGGGGATTGCCGTATGTTTGAAATTAAGTTTCATGATGCTTTTAAGGAAGAATTAAAATCACTGCCCGACTCGCTGGAACTGCGCATGGTCGCGTTAATTAAGCGATTAAGAGAAAACCCGACCAGCCTGAGAGAGCCGCATTCAAAACCGATAGAGGGATACAAAGGACTGTTTGAGCTGAGAGCAAAAGCAAAAGCCAAAGATGGAATAGCCAGAAGTTTTTTTTGTTATGCCGCAGGGAAGAAAATCTATCTGTTACGATGCTTTGTGAAAAAAAACAATACCACTCCCCTGAATGAACTCAGGATAGCGATTGCGCGAAGAAATGAACTGACAGAACCATCAAGAGATTAA